CTAAAGAAACAAACTGTATAATTTTTGTTTTCTCTGCTAAATCTGAAATCAAAGAAAAATTAATGACTATTTTTAAAGAAAATTGTACAAACTCTGAAAGTAAAAAGATTAATATTACTAATACTAATACAGATGAAGAAGAAGAAGAAGAAGTTGATAGCGAACTAACAAAACCAATTGATGAAGAAAATCAAAATAATGACGCTATTCCGGTTTTAAATGATGAAACCGTAATGAAATTAAATGAGAAAACAGTCAAGTTATTTCAATCAGATGATTTTAAAAGTCTAGTTAGAATATACTATAAGAATCAAGATACAATGAAAACCTTTTTTAATTTCATTTCAAATGGGGATATTGTTAAATTTAAAATTCCAGAACAAACTGATAAAAATTATGAAAAAGAAATTCAAATGATTAAATCATTAGGTGTAGAAGAAACTGATGAAAATATTAAAAATACTTTACTTGGTTTTAATGGACACTTGAATTTATCTTTGAGAGCATTACTTTGTAAAAAAGTTATAAATGTTGAATGACAAATTTGCCATCCAAAAAAATTGAAAATTATTTTTTTTTATTATATAATAATAGGTATGTCAAATAATCAGCAATTAATTAATACTAATATACCTTTCCCGATGACCAATGAATACCTTAGTAAAATTATTAAGGAGGACCGACCTAATTTACCAGAATACAAGTTTAAAAAACTAATGAAAGAATTTGAAAAACTTGACAAATCAGATTGGGTTGAGGGTGAAATTTTATATCCAAATTTACCAGATAATTTTTGGAATGTTTTAGATGTTCCCTTTCCGATGACTAATGAATTCATTAATAATGTTATTAAGGAATATTATCCGGAACTACCAGTTTATAAGGTAAATCGTTTAATGAGAGAGTTTGAAAAGATGGATAAGACCTCTTGGAAGAAAGGGGAAATCATTTTTCCAGATGATAAATTGCCAAAAGATTTCTGGAATTAATTTTTCTTTTATAAAAATTTTTAATAAAAATTGAAAAAACTTTATTTTATTGATAAATAATTCATTTAATGGCTTATACAAATAACCGATACAAAAATAAGTATACTCCCCGTAATAAGGATAACAAAGGTAATTGGGAATTTAGCTTCTATCAAAAGAAACTAATTCCAAATGAAGAACAAAATATTAAAAAGGAGTTGTGTCCTGAAAATAGTTTTGACCCTGCTAAAATTCATCAATATATTAATCCAGAAAAGAGCAAGGAAGAGAAAATTATTGAAAAGAAAAATAGTGGTAATAAATTAGATAAGGCTGAAGAAATTATTGTAGCTAATTATTTAAAGAGAAAGAAGGATGCTATTGAGGAAGATATTAAGGAAATTGAGCGGTTAGGTCTTAATGCAAAACCGACAACTGGTGAAGGAAGAACACGATTAATTTTTGAAACACTTAAATATCTTTTAAATAAAAATAATGAAATAGGTGCTTGTAATATTTCCCTTAAATTAAAAGAACCTACAATTATTAATAATGAAGAAATTAAAAGTAAATATAATAGGGAAATTAATAAAATGAATGCTATTGTTAATAAGAAGGATATGATTGAAATGCAATTTACGCAATTTCACAATCAGATGCCTCCTTTAAATATGAAAGGCTTTCATAAGTTTGACCCTTGGCAAGTTAATGTTATTAGAAATATTGATGATAATAAGTCGACAATTGTTTCTGCTCCAACTTCCGCTGGTAAAACCGTTTTGTCCGGCTATGCAACAATCAAAGGTAATACTTTAATTGTTATGCCTACTGATGCACTTGTATGGCAGATGGCTTCATATGTCGGCGGAATCTTAAATATTGATGTACCAATTGTAACTCAAACTTTTCAGTCTATTCCTAAAAGAGATGAACTAGTAGAGAAGCTTAATAAATCTCGCGTGTTTGTTGGAACAGCAGAAGCAATTGTTGACTTTCTTCCTTTTATTACTATTAAATTTGATTGGATTATTTTTGATGAAATTCATATGATTGGTAAAGATGAAGGTAGTTCAATGGAAATTATTGCAAAGATTTATAATGATGTTCCTTTCCTAGCTCTTTCTGCGACAATTGGTAATATTGATGAGATTACTAGTTGGTTTCAAAAGCTAAACGTGGAACGAGTTGTTACTAATATTGTTTGTGATAAGAGATTTTTCAATTTGCAAAAGTTTTATTACAATCCTATTGATAATAAATTAGAAATGCTTCATCCTTTAGCTCTCTGTAATATTAATGAGATTGAGGATAAGAGTATTCTGAAAAAGAACCTTCAACCTACTCCGCCCGCTACCTGGAAATTATATCAGGTAATGAAAGAGCATTTTGATTTGGGTGATTTAAACCATCAAAAGTACTTTGAAAAGGACGAACAAATTCATCTTTCACGTGCAACTAATTATTTTTCTGATTTAATTAAGTATTTAGTTGATAACTTTAATAAGGAGAAAGTGGAAAAGATTTTGAAAACTTTTAAAAATATGAATATTGCAGAAGATAATGTAAATATCAGAAATCAAGTAGATGAAGAAAAGAAATCTATTGAACTGGTAAATATGGCATTTCATCTAAAAGAAAATGATAAGTGTCCTGCAATTGTCTTCCAAAAAAATACAATGGCGTGTCTACGAATTGTTCGCCAGTTTGCAAAAACGGTGGATAAAATGGAGAAAGATAAGTTTCCTCGGTTAGATACAGAGAGAGCAAGACAAAATAAGAAGGCAGAACGCCAACTTAAAATTAAGGAGAAAGATAATTCTGATATTACTAAAAATCAAGTTGTCAATTCGAGAAATCAGATAGTTAATGAAAAGATGGAAAAGACGAAGAAAGAGCAGAAGAAAATGCTTAAGATAATGACGAAGAAGATATTAATATTGTTCCTATCGAAGAGCCCACACCTGAATTTACTTTTAATAATAATCAGTTTTTTGGATTGGGTATTGTAGAAGAATGGGTGGCAACACTTAAAAAGTATTTTCCTTGTGTTGGAACTGAATACCATTTTATTATTAAACTACTTTGGCGCGGTGTTGGTGTTTATGCGAAAGGTCTTCCTGACCCATATCTCCTTATTGTTCAAAAGCTTGCCAATGCCAAAAAACTAGCTATTGTCTTTAGTGATATGTCGCTTGTCTTTGGTGTGTCAATGCCTTTCAGAAGTGTTGTCGTTTATCGCGACAATATTGTTGAAGATGATTTGGACCCAATGCTTTACCATCAAATGGCTGGTCGTGCTGGTCGTCGTGGTCTAGATAAGGAAGGTAATGTGATTTTTGCAGGATATAAATGGAAGAGAATTGAGGAACTATCCATTTGTCCTATTCCAAATATCGTAGGAAAAGATATTTTAAATATGGTCATTCCTCACGCTCAAAAGCTATCGGAAATGACCAAAAATAATTTAAATTGGGAACTTGTTTTCAATAATCCACTTGATGGAAGTAATGAAGAAGATAATATGGAACAATTAGAAATGATAAAATCTAATTATGATAATGGTTGGAAATTTGCCATTGATAATGATAAAAATTATCTTCATATGATGTGGAAGCTCCGTAATCTTGGAGAAGAACCCATTATAATTTCCTTCCTCTTAAGTTATATTAAGAGGGGATTTGATGGAATGAACCCAGATATAATTAATAATCAAATTAATATTGCTCATTTCCTATCACATTTTCTAAATATTAAAGAAACGGAAAATGATGATTTGATTTTATCCAAATTTAAAATGCTGGATGAACCATCTTTTTCAAATATTTTTGAATTATTAGATGACTTGCAATTAACTCTTCCTAAAAAAATTAACAAAAATGTTTTCATTTCCATTCAAACGAATAAGATTGTTGATTGTCAAACTGAGAAAGAAGCTGATGAACTAAGAAATCGCCTGTTTAATTTTGGTGATAAGATTAAAGCCATTCAACACTTTTTCTTCCATCAGAAATCTTTAAACTTAGCTCGTCTCTTAGGTAAGCTTTTAACCAGAATTTGGTGGATTTATCATGGTAGTTCTCCAATTATGAAGAAATTCCATGAACATGATGAAAATCATTATGAACTGGAAGATTCATCTGATGATGAAGATAATGAAAATGTTGAAGGTAAAGCAGATAATGATAAAGCAGTGGAAGATACTGAAAAAGCGGAAGAAAAAATTATCGTTGAAGGAACAATCACTAAGGAGTAGAAAAATTTAATTTAATATTTTTATCTACTAATATTTAAATGTCTAAATTAAATATTAGTGGAAGTATTGGATATATTTATTTATCAGATAATAAAAATAAAGTTTTAATTTTATCAGATATGCATTCTGAATTACCCTATTGTAAGGAAAATAGTGAATTTGTTAGTAAATGGATGCAAAGGAAATATAATAGTAAAATTTTACTAGAAGAGGTTCCTAGAATAGGTTCTACATTAAAGGAATTATGGCCATCGTCACCACATACACAAAAATTAAAAGAATTATACATAAGTAGTAAAGTTATAGATGGAGTTGATATTAGACCATTTTTGCTTCCTTTTTCTTGGGAATTATTATTTGATAAAGAGTTAAATCAAAAAGATAAAAATAAATTAAAAGAAGTTTTTTTATACAAGTATTTATCATTAATTAATGAATTTTTTAAGTTAAAACATAAATATTTTTTAAAAAATATAGGAAGAGTTTATACAAAAGATTATCTAAAAAAATCTGTATTAGGAGAACATTTTTTAGAAATTAAAAGCAAAGTTAAAGATTTTGTAAAAGTAAATGAGTTAGTAATGAACAATAAAATAATTAAATTAGACCCTAGTATTTTAGAGAAAATTAATGAAATAATTAGTTTGATTATGGAATGGTATATTATTGCTAAAATTTATCAAGGACAAGAAGAAAACATTCATTCTTTTATAATTCACGCTGGTTTAGCACATACCTCCAATATTAAAGCTAATTTAATAACCTTTTATAAATTTAAAGTTCAAGATTCTAATGGTATCATTGATTTGAATGAAGCAAATGATAATACGAATGGTTGTTTAAAATTACCAAGTGAAATTGATAAGCAATTTGGTGGTAGATTTAACTCTTTGGGAATATTTTAATTTAATAAAAATAATCTCTAATGTAATTATATGGCAGAAAAATATAATTCCCCATTTACTATTGAAGATTATAATTCAGGAGATGGTATGATGACTTCAGTTTGGGGTCCGGCAATGTGGATGACATTACATACTATAAGCTTTAATTATCCAATAAATCCAACTGAAGAACAAATGAAAAATTATTACAAGTTTTTTAAAAATTTACAGCATATATTGCCTTGTAGATATTGTAGGGAAAATTATACAGAAAATTTAAAAATACATATATTAAACAGAAATACAATGAAAAATCGTGAAAGTCTTTCAAGATGGGTTTATGAATTACACGAGCTAATAAATAAAAAATTAGATAAAGTATCTGGGTTAACATATGAAGAAGTTAGAGATAGATATGAACATTTTAGATCAAGATGTTTAGTTGACCCTGGATTAAAGATTCCGGGAAAAACAGAGATTGTAACCAAAGAAAAAGGTTGTACTGAACCATTGTATGGGGTCAAATCCAAATGTGTCATCAATATTGTTCCAAAAGATAATAGATTGTCTTCTTTTAAAATGGACCCTAAATGTATAATTAAAAAAAATAAAAATTAAAAAATTATATTACTTATAGTTTTTTAATCACTATCCTCTTCTTCATCTTCTTCATCATCTTCTTCATCATTTTGAGCCGTTACTTTATACTTTTGATTTCTTTGTAAAGAAGATAATTGTTTTTGTAATTCGGCTATTTCTTTATCGTTTAAATTTTGGGATGCCAAGTTATCATCTTCAGCTTCAGATAACATTATTTTTTCTGGTATTTGAACCTTTTCACCAGGATGAGATAGTCTGGGTCTAGAAGGAGGGACTAGTTTTTGAGCTTCTTTTTGTTTTGCTTGTGCCTGTTGTTGGGCTTGTGCTTGTAATAGTTGTTGTTGATACATTTGTTGTTGTTGTAATAGCTGTTGTTGTTGTTGTTGTTGTTGTTGTTGTTGTTGTTGTTGTTGTAATAGCTGTTGTTGTTGTTGTTGTTGTTGTTGTTGTTGTTGTTGCATTTCTGGATTTTGTTCTCTCATACTGTGTTTAAGAATATCAACAAAGAAAGGATTTATTAAAATTGGGTTTCCATTAGGGTCTATTAAA